CGCCGTTCGGCTTGTCTTTGTACGCCCAGCCACGGTTGAGCAGCTTCGGCTGCCAGCTTCGCGGGCTCGTGTGGAAACGCATGGTGGCCGTGTAGTACTCGATGCCGTTCTGGTATTGCGGCTGTGATGCCTCCGCGCCCTTGAAGAGCACGCGGTAGCGTGAGTAACTGCGGAACGTGCTGCGGTTGATCTTGTTCTCGTTCTCGTCGTTGATCTCCAGGATCTCGTCGAGTGTCGCGAAGTTTTTCTGGCACACGATCACCGGCTGATGACGCTCGATGACGATCTTCGTGTCGAACGGCTGGCCGGCTGAATTCAGGAACGGCTTGCCGAGTGCGTCGGTGTCTCGCTCCTCCACCTCGGGGGACCGCTCCATCCACCACACGCACCGCCGCCGTAGCGGGTTGTTAAAAACGCCGTTCTCGTCTTCCTGCGCGTCGTTCTCGTTAGTGTCGCTCGGCAGCTTGCCAGTCTGCGTGGTCAGCACCCAGATCAGCTTGTTTTGCTGGTGCTCCATCCGCACCGTGGTGCTCAGGACATACATGCCCTCGCCGACGTATGTGCCGCGTCGTGGCACTGGATCTGGCGCGGACGTGTAGCTGCTGTACAGGACGTCACTCGGGTTCATGAATCCGTCTGTATGCACACGCCAGGTCAGCGAGCCTGTGTTGTTGCCCTGCAAGTCCGCCGTGAAGTCGTGTGCGATCAGTCGTGATTCGGTGACGTTTGGCATTGCTTACAGCCCCGTCGTGTTGGGGTTGGTCAAAGCGTCCTTGATCCCACGCAGGTGGTCGTTCGCTTTCTCGGCGGCTCGCAGCTGTGCGGCCTGCTGCTGCTGGGACTGACGGATCATGTCGGCGGCAGATCCGCTGCCCGCAGGTGCAGTCGGCGTTGGTTGCGTCGCCCGGAAGCGGCGCTCGTACATTGACTCCCGCCCTTCGTCTCGCATCTTCTTCTCGGCCTCGGCAGCCTTCTTCTTGCGCTCTCGCTCCAGCTCTTTCATTTCGCTCGGCCTTCCGCGCAGCTCCCAGATCAGGTACTGGTTACGCATTTTCTTGCCGAGGTCTGCGCCCATGCCGTCCACTTGCTTGAGCGCTTGACCGGTGTCTTGCCAGCCCTCCACCACCATGTCGATGGCAGACGAGACACGACCGGTCGCCCACTTCTGTACCTTGTCCAGCCCCCCGCTCGTCAGTGTTGCTCCGGCTGCTGCCTCACCGGGGCCACCAGGACGAAAGCGTGGGTCGAGTTTCTTTCTGCTTGCTTCCAGCTCTTCGGAGGTGAACCCAGGCGCTTCGAGGCTCGGGTCCATCGTGTAGCCGCGTCGCACCTTTGTGCCATCGGGCAGCACGCGGAGTACCTCATTGCCACGCCGCTTGATTGCGTCGTACCCGGTAATCTTGTCGTTCGTGATGAAGTCTTCGATGAACTGCGGATACAGCATCCCCAGCCAGCTGCCTGCTTTCTTCGGGCCGCCTTCCTTGGTTCGGACATCGGCTGTCTTTGCCAGCATGTCCTGAAGGTCTTCCACGATCTTGATCGCAAGTGGCGATACGTTGATCACGATGTCCTTGGTGAAACTGCCCAGCGTAGTCTTGAGTTTCTCCCAAGCATCGTTGTAGGCAACAACCTTGTCCGCTTCTTCCTTCGAGTAGGTGAGACCGAGTTTCTTGGCCTCCTCCATGTAGCCTTTGATCGCGCCTTCGCCTTCGTTCAGCAATGTCAGCAGCGGTACGCCTGCATCTCCGAAGAGTCGCATGGCAATACGTACTTTCTCGCTTTCGTCCTTCACGCCGGCCAGACTGCGTGTGAATCGAAGCAGCGCTTCGTCGGGTGTCATCGACGCAAGCGTCTTCGCGCTCAGGCCCAGTTCCTTGATGACTGCCTTGGCCTTGCCGCCACCGTGAGCGGCTTCGGCGAGCTGCTTCGACATGAAGCCAAGGGCGCTGCTCAGTTGTTCCGTGGACACGCCAGCCAGCGCCGCACCGTACTCAAGGCCGCGCAGATTCTCGGTGGTGATGCCTAGTCGGTCGGAGGTCTTGACCAGGTTGTCAATTTCGTCGGCCGTCTGCCCCAGCTGTCGTGCAATCGCCACTGTGCTGATGCCGACGCCCAGTCCTGCCAGCATGGATTTGACACCGCCGAACGCAGCCAGTGCGCTCTGCGTCGCCGACGCCTCCGCCTTGACGTTCCGCAGCTCGCCACGCACCGTCTTCATGCCGTTGACGAAGCCAGCCGTGTTGGCCAGCACGTTCACGATCATGCTTCCGATGGTTGCCATTTACAGCAGTCCCAGTTGCTTGGCGGCCTTCTCGGCCGCGTTGGCGTCAGTCGCTTTTATTCTGCTGGTCGGTCTCTTCTTGTCTCGAAACATCTCCGGCAGGAACTCGTCCGCCGACACGATCTGCTCTGGCTTGATCGCTACGCCTGCGTTGGCGGCCAGCTGCCGGGTCACCTGGTTGGTAATCACCGCCGCCAGCATCGCCGCAAACTGTCGCTGCTCACTCTCTCCGCTCAGCAGGTAGTATGCGAACCGCTCGTCAAACTCCTCGGCTGTCATTTCGGCCAGCAGGTCGTCCACGTGCACGAACCCTAACTGGTTGGCCAGTGCTACGGCACAGGCTCTCCGGGGATTCCTTCGGAGTTTTTTAGCTGGTCCTCCGTCGTGTCCTGCCTGCCTACGTGCAGCATCACCGCCGTCGACAAGTCGCCGGTTAGCCGGCTGTCCATCTTCAGGATCTGCTCTACCTCGAGGTCCGAGAACAAGCGGTTGCCGTCGTCGTCCACTAATGCGAAGGCGATCAGGTGCGCCCGCATCCGCGTGACTTCGGTGCTCGCCACCTCCTCGATCTTCGCTCGCTCCAGCTCGGTCAGGCTCTGCAGCCGTACCGTGCCCAGTCCTGATACCTCGGTCGTGGTGTAGCGCCGCTTGGTGCTGGCCAGCAGCGCGTCTCGCACATTACTCGTCATCCTCGGTCGCCTCGATTTCGTCCGGTGCTTCGTGGTGGGGACGGGCCGCGTCGCTGTTGTCGCGAGCGGCCAGGGCTTTCTTCGCCTCGGCGATCACCGACTCGGATACGCCGCGCTCGACCAGCTGCAGCGGAGCGTCCTTGCTCCGCGCCACCAGTCCGATGCGGTAACCGCCTGGGTAGACGGCGTCGACAATCAGCACCTCGTCGATGCCGGTGTCACACTCGGTGCCGCGTCGCAGGCCGATCAGTGGTCGCAGGACAATCATTAGGACGCCTTCGTGAAGGTGGGTCCGGTCTTGCCGTCGAACTGGAATTCCAGCGTCGACATCAAGCGGTTGCCGACCGACAGTTCCGGCTGGTTGAACCGCGTGATGATCGCGGTGCCGGTCAGCGTCGCGGCCGTGGTCTGGTTCGGCTGCTTCGGAAACGTGATCGTTACCGTGCAGGTGGCACCGACCGTTGGAGGCGTCAGTGCCAGGTTGGCGTACGTCTCCACCGTGATCGGGTCGATCTCGGCCAGATCGTCGGCGACGAACTCCTTGTAGTCGGTGGAGTCCAGGGCCGTGTCATCGAGGGCCGCGACCACCTGGTTGAACTGCGAGATGGACCGCCATCGAGCCGAGTACGTGCTGCCGCCGCTGAGCACCAGCGTTGCGCCGATACCTGTGTTAGGCATGTCTTCTCCTAAGTAGCGAAGGTTGTTGTTGAGGTCGAGGTTTCGCCGCTGGCATCTGTCAGCGTCAGCGTGGTGTATACGTTGGTGCCGGCGAGCGTCGGGTATGTCGCAAACGATACGCTCGGTGCCGCGAAGGTTCCGGTCACGCCCGAGGTCGATGGCACTGCACCTGGTGCACCGCTGATCGAGACCACCGGCGTGCCGCCAGGTGTCAGCCGCAGCTGCCACGCCACCGTGGTCAGGCTGATGCCCTGCGCGATCAGCGACGAGGTGCTGTCCAGCCGCAGGTCCGAACTTGTCACCGTCCCCAGCAGCACCGCCGATAGCGGGTATTCGCTGTACGTTGGCGTGTTTGCCGCGTAGTAGTAGACCGAGATGTTCATGCGTCGGGTGAACGTCCAGCGGTCCGAGGCGTCTGGTGGTGGCGTCGCCAGGGTTCTCGCCGCATCCACCAGGCACTCGCCGATCAGGACGTCTCCCCAATAGCCAGCGTGGTAACCGCTCAGGGCCGTGTGCACCAGGCCGTAGATCGTGCCACCGCGCCGGGCCGCGTCCGCCCCCGAGGTGTAGACCGTCAGTTCCAGGAACGCTTCGCTACAGGGTGCCTCGCCGGCCAGCCCGTACTCGTGCGATCCGTTCATGTACCGCAGCACGATGGACGGCTGGTCGCCGGCGTCCTCGGGCCTGCGGTCCAGGTACACGCGGTTGCCGACTCGGGAGCGCAGCTCGCGGCGAGCGTCGTTGCGATGCGATAGCCTGGTGCCGTCGAGCGTCAGCGGCTGCACGAACGGACGGGCAGCGTGGCCTGTGTAGTCCGACTGCCTCGTGAGGTAGTCGTACAGGCCAGCTTCCAGCGTCGTTGTTGCTTCTGCCAGTAGCTGTGGCATGTTAGCTGTTGCTCGCTTGTTTGGCGCGGTATTGTGTCAGCCAGGATGTGAGTGCCTGCCGGAACACTGCTTGCTTTCGCTCGGGGTAACTCCACAGCGCAGGTCGCAGAAACGCGAACCGCGTGTCGTCGATCTTGCCTGTGTACTTAGGCTTGCTGCGGTTGCGTGTGCCGCCTCGGCTTTTGGTAAATCGAAACGTCGTGCCGAACTCCAGCATGCCAGCGTAAAACGTGTCGCCCCGGAACAGGTCATCCCGAAAACCGACCGTCATGCCGATGGTGTGCGGATACCGCTTGGTGCGTTTCTTCGCCTTGATTCGCAGT